GAACCTTACTGGTCTTACACCGATACCGACAATGCTGACGGCGGAACTGTCATTACCTATTCCGTCTGTTCCCACGAGCACTAAAATGGCAATCTACGAATATGTTTGCCCTGAACACGGCAAATTTGAGCAACGCCGCCCTATGTCGGACTGCGATAAGGACTCTACTTGCCCTGATTGTGGCAAGGATTCCAGAAAAATAATGTCAGCTCCGACGAGAACATACGTGTTTTTCCGATGGTATAATTGGGGAGACAAGAAATAGTATTAACTTTGCCCCTAATGACCATTCTCGCTGACTTGGGTGGATTTCAGCCCCTGTAGAAATTTTGGTCTAGGAGAAAAATGCCAAACGGTAGAAAAAAGCCTGGCAGGAAGCCAACATCGTCGAGAATCGTCGAAAAATTGACCCCAAAAGAGATTTTGAAGGTCAAGCAGGCGATTTTGACGTTAATTGAGGCTGAAGAAGCCGATAATTTGACAGAGGCGTGCAAAAAAATAGGAATGTCGCCCTTGCAGGCATACTGGTGGCTAGACCACGACGCAGAGTGGGCTGGACGGATTAGGCAGGCGCAAAATATCGTCGCTGACCGCCTTGAGGCTGACCTAGACGCTATGAACAACCCTGTTGCCCGTATATTCAGGCTGAAGAAGCTCCGCCCAGAGTATCGGGATAACTACAGGTTCGATATTACGAGCGAAGCATTAGAGAAACTACTCAAAGAGTTGTTAGACTTGGCAAAGTCTGAGTCTTAAAATAAATAACTTATAGGAGGCAACAATGCCAAGAATTCCCTATCCATTTGGAAGCAGACACAGCATAGCTAGTATTGGGCACGGTGTAAAAGTTGTTGCTACTGCTGGTGCCCATCTAGCTTTAGTAACTACCTCAACTCCTGCGGAGATAGTTATTATCCAAGCCCAAACAGATAACACTAGTGCTGTTGCTGTAGGTGGAGATGAAGTAGATGCCACAGTTGCAACTGGAAACGGCATCTTGCTTTATGCTGGAGACACAATAACCTTGGAAATAGATGACCTAGCCGATGTTTATATAGATGCATTAGTAAGTGGCGAAGGCGTCCGCTATATTTATTTAACTTAGGAGTAAACAATGACTCAAACTATAAGCGGCGTTGGCGACAGCCTATGGGTGAAGCGTGGTGCTGGTCTATATTTGCCCGTTGCTAGAAGGCGATTTTCTATTAGAGGTCTTGTCCTCTACGCTCCTCTCTGGCATCCACAATTAAATACAAGTCCCTTTCTTGCTTGGGACATAGTAAATGGTAGCACACATTCTTGCACGGTCACTGAAGCTACGTGGCAATCCGATGGTAGGCTATTTGATGGAACAAATGATTTTATCGACCTTGGCGATGACGGCTTTGACACCCTTACCGAAGGAACAATTCTGATATGGGTGAAGTTTGAAGCAATAGGGGCACAACAACTCTTTGGCTGTGATGTAGATATTAACAACCGCTTTATGATTAGCAAGAGTGGCACAAATACCTTAGTGGTTGTGCTTAGAACTGGTGGGACTAAACGGATAAATGCTGCTGGTGCTACTGCTCTCGACGTAGATGCCTGGCATTTACTTTCTTTTGCCGATAATGCCACGGGTAACTGGGCATCGGTAGACGGAATTAGCGAAGCTTTAACCTACACCGACGGTAATGCCACAACTGACTACTTCTTTGATGACTTGTCTACTGGCACGACCTACTACCATTTGGGCAGAGCTATGGCGGCTGGCGGCACTTTTGACTATGGCAATGAAACCGTTGGCGAATGTCTAATATACAACCGTGCTTTAACCCTTCTAGAAATCCAGAATATCTACTTATCTACTAAGTGGCGATATAGATAAAGAACTAATATGTCCAACAAAGAACAACGTGAACGGGTTTTCCAAAAACTAGATTACAAACCGAGCCTTACCCAACAGCCTATGCACGGTTCAGAGTCTCGATTTAAGTTGGTTGCTGGTGGCGAACGTTCGGGCAAGTCCTATTCTGCCGCAATGGAATATATGGGCAGATTTTGGGAAACGCCCCTACTGTGGCTCGTGGCAGCAGACTATGAGCGAACAAAGGCGGAATATAGCTACATCTGCGAGTCGTTTGATAAGCTGAAGATTCCCTTCCACGCCACGAAGCAAGTTGACCCTGGCGAGATAACTGTCGTCGGCGGCTTCCGAATTGCCACGAAATCTGCAAAAGACCCAAGAAAAATCGCTATGGAAGCCCCAGATGGCGTCGTTGTCTGTGAGGCAAGCCAAATAGACTACGAAACCTTCTTGCGTCTTCGTGGGCGTGTCGCTGAGAAGCGGGGTTGGATGCTGATGTCGGGAACCTTCGAGTCAAGTCTCGGCTGGTATCCCGAACTCTATACTCGCTGGCTCTTGCCCAATACCGAGGATGGGCAGTCCTTTAGCTTGCCCACTTGGTCAAACCTTGTCGTATTCCCAGGTGGACGGGAAGATGTCGAAATTAAAGCTCTTGAGGCTAGTTGTTCAATCGAATGGTTCCTTGAGCGTTACGGTGGGGTGCCTTGCCCTCCTAGGGGACGAGTGTTCGAGGAATTTAACCTTGCAATGCACGCAGGTATAGGTAAAGACTTCGAGTTTGACCCCACTGAAAATGTCTACTTATTTGTTGACCCTGGCTATGCAACGGCATATGCTGTCTTGGTTGCCCAAAAGCAAGGTGAACATATTTACATAGTCGACGAGATTTACGAGAAGGGTCTTGTAACCTCGGACATTATAAAGGTCTGCAAAGAGAAACCTTGGTGGAACAAGGTCATAGGTGGAGCAATCGACGTAGCGGCGCAACAGCATCAGGCGATGCCTGCACCTGCCGAAATTTGGGTGAAGGAATCAGGTGTTGTTCTTCAAAGCCAAAAGTTACAGATTAAGGATGGTATCGAGCGAGTAAAGAGCTTCTTGATTATCAATCCTCTCACAAATAGCCCCCGCCTCCACGTCAACGTGAAATGCAAAGGGTTAATTTCCGAAATGGGTGGTTGCGAGAATCCTATAAGCTTTCAGACGGCTGTTTACCAATGGAAGAAAGACCGAGAAGGAACAATAATTGGTGAAGTTCCAGAGGACAAACATAACCACAGTTGTAAAGCCCTTGCCTATGGGCTTGTCAACTTGTTTGGCTACTCATCTGCTCGTAATAAGGCAAAGATTAAATTTTACTAAAAGCGAAGGATAGTTAGTGATAGAACAAGTCGAGAAGACAACCTTTAAGATTATCTTGCCCTCTAGTGATACGGTTGAGGTTGGCAATTTAGACTCTGCGGACTTCAAGCCACATCTTAAACTTAATCGTTGGGATGGTGAGTGCTTTATTAAGGTTGGCTTACCCGTAACCGAGAAATCACTGCCGATAATTGACGGCGATAGGATTATCTGGGAAGGCACAGATAGACATATCCTTATGTATCCTTTCGCCTCCAAGCAGTTTGAGCTTGGGGCGTATGAGTATGAGGTAGTCCTTGACAAGAAGCCAAAGAGTAATAAGATTATTATAGACCTCCAAAGCCAAGGGTTGAAGTTTCTTTATCAGCCAGCTTTGACACAACAGGAGATAGAGGAAGGTTGTTTTAGACCAGATAATATAGTTGGAAGTTATGCTGTTCACCACGCTACCAAGGGTGGGCTGAACTCAATATATGGCAAGAATTACAAGGCTGGTGTGGCCTTTCACATTCCAAGACCTGTGATTATAGATGCTAGAGGAGATTGGGCTTGGGAAAAACAATACATTGACCCAATACTAGGGAAGCAAATAATTACTATACCTCAAGAGTTCCTAGAGTATGCGCACTACCCGATAAGACACGCTGTTGGTGATACTTTTGGTTATACGGACGAGGGAGGTTCAGATTACGTTCCTTATGGTACGATGGCTGGCAATAGTTATACTGGGGCTGTGGGCACTGGTGTAAGTATGAGTGCTTATGTTATTGGGAGTACGCTGAACTTTGTTTGCGCCCTTTACGATGATAGTGATGACAGTTTCGTGATGGGAACGGATGCAGGGACAGCTACTGTATCTGCCTCCTGGCAGACAGTAAACTTTACCAGCGAGCCATCTTTGACTGCAATTACCTATGCCTTAATGACCCTTGGCTCATCTAGCGCACTCAAGGTACGTTACAACAATAATGGTACTTATCAGTATCAGAGTAGTTTGACTTATCCAACTTGGCCAACACCTACTGCAACCTTGTCCACTTCGGGTAATGCAAGAAGTCTGTCTGTCTACTGCACCTATACACCAGCGGGGCCACCAACAGGCCAACCTTATATCAGTAGAGTTCAAGGAGTTCAAGGAATGAGAAGTTGGGGAGGAATTTAGATGGCTTCATATTTTCCAATGGTAAAGAATTCAGCGCAGAGGATAGTATTCCCTATTTTGGATGCTGACGGCGACCCTGTAACTGGTGCTGCTGCCGATACTCCAGATAGTGAATATAGCCTTGACGGGGGTTCTTTCAGTGATATTACTGATGAAATCCACGAAATTGCAACGTCTTCGGGTATCTATTACCTAGACCTCGCAACAGGTGAGACTAACGGTGATGTAGTCTGTATTCAGGTTAAGACAGCTACTGCTGGCACCAAGACAACTGTGCTGGTATTTTATACAGCAGCACAAAGCCTTGATACAATGGACATCAATATTGATGATATTGAGGGATATGTCAATGGCTTTGGCGATATAGTCACTAAGAATGAAGCTGGCGTTGTTGACGCCGTTTGGGATGAGGTTCTAACTGGAGCGACCCACAATACTGCTACGAGTGCAGGAAAGAGGTTGCGACAAGCAGGTACTGATGTCCTACTTATCCGAGAGGATACCTGTCAAGCTGGTGCAAGTGCCTCTACTGTTATACTTGATACTGGTGCAAGTGGCACTAATGGCTTCTACGACCATATGGCAATCATCCTAACAGACGGGACTGGCTCTGGACAGATAAGGTCAGTTCACAATTATGTGGGTAGTACGTTTACGGGAGATGTCTCACCCGATTGGCAAACGACTCCAGACGCCACCTCTACCTACACTATTATTGCTATAGGTTCAGTTCATCTCCACGAGATTAGTATAGACGGTCTTGCCCAGATAAATGCCGAGGTAGATACCGCCCTTGATACTGCTATCCCAGAAAGTCCGACGGAAGATAGTATCAACGAGCGAATTGCGACTTTAGATGATGCGGGTGCTGGTGCTTCGGCTGCTACGATTGCCGATGCTGTTTGGGATGAAATCTTAAGTGAACACACTACCGCTGGAAGTGGTAGCAAGATTGCCCAACTTGTTCTCCAAGTGCTCAAGGGCCGCTGGCAAGTAACAGGCAACCAGCTGGTTATCTACGATTCCGATGATGAGACTGCCCTTTACACATTTGATTTGACTAACATTGCGGGTAGTCCATCTTCAATTCGGGTTTACGATAGGACACCAGCATAGGAGGAAAGCGTGATAATAGGTAACTTTTGCTCGCTGTCAACACCTATACTATGGGGATTAGTTGACCTTTTTCCTGTGATAGAGGAAGACTTTGTTCCCTTTTTGCCTACTCCTCCAACAGAAGTGAAATTTGTTGACCTTGAGAGTGAAATCCAGTTTAAGGATAAAGAATAATGAGCGACATTTATTATGTTGGCGATGCCATAGACTTATCGTACAAGGTTCTTGTAAGCCCAAATCCCCAATACAAGTTAGTTGCCCTTACCGTTTCTGTGTTTAGCGACGAGGGCGAAATCATCCACGACGACCCTGTATCAATCGTTGATGACGTAGTTAAATACACGATAAGTCCTGCAATGACTCGCCATCGGGGAAACTACGCTGCCTTGTTTACCCACCAGTTTACTAACGGACAAACAAAGACACATCCGATTATGTTCTCCGTTTTGCCACGAGGAATTCCCAAAGAGGTAGAGGATATGCCCGTTGTCAATCTCACCGAAGAATCAACAGATGACGAGGTTGAAGCTGCTGTAGGTATGACTATGCGTAAATTACGGCGGCAAGGAGTAGAACACAGCACTAATGTTACCGTTACCTATCTTGGTGCTGAAGAGAGAATACAAAGGCGAATACCTAAATAGGAGGGTTATGAAGACCGTAAATATTACTATTCTCCGTAGAATGTCTGTGGAAGAAATCTTAGGGATGATGCCCGTCACAGTCCTTTCCGACGGCGAACCAATGGGGGTTCTCTCGAAATCAGAAGATGTAATTGTCATTGGAGACTTACATATCCGTGTCAGAAATCAATTTCGGGCAAGAGAAGCTGTGGTAAGACGAGGGATGCCGAAACCAGAAAAGGTAGAAATTAAGCAAAAACAGGAGTCATAACCGTGTTTGACTGGAAAGACCCTAAAGCAGTAAAAGCATACCGCCATCAATACTACCTACAGCATCGAGAGGAAAACTACCAACGCAATAGGGATTATCAAAAGGCTCATAGAAAAGAAATCAACGAGCGAAATCGCCTACGTCGCCAACAGATAAAGAAGGAAGTTCTTATTCACTATGGTAAAGGAGTCCTAGCGTGTATTCATTGTGGGTTTGCCGATATTCGGGCATTATCAATAGACCACATCAATGGAGGTGGCACTAAACATTATAGGGAGATAGGAAATGCCCATCTTTCTGAATGGCTGAGAAAACAAGGCTTCCCTGAGGGATACCAAACGCTTTGTATGAACTGCCAGTGGATTAAAAGAGCTATACGCAAGGAGCATAAGGGGATAAAGTATGTTTGACAACATCGGTGATATTAAGACTGCCATATCACGGTTTCGGACTGATACTGATTGGACTGCCCTGAAGACTAGATGGCAAACTGATTTGGATTTATTTAGGCTAAAGCCATATAATCCTGGGAAAGGTTATTACTCATACGTTAGCGATTACCCACGAGTCCTCGCCAACAAGATAATCAATATGCTTTGCGAGTCTGAACTCTATATCCGAGTTCCAGAGGAACTACTCACAGATGACCTAACCAAAATTGCCAATAATGTTGAACGCTTCTTGTATGGTAGCTTCAACCTAAATGACGAAAAGCTACTGCTGTTGCCCGATATGCCCACGTTACGAGCGCAACTTGCGTGGTATTCCAGTATTCGGGGAACCACTGTTACTCGTGTGTATGTCCACAAGGACGAAGACGGAAACACGTTCCCTGACGTTAAGAGTTGGGATATTTACAATGTGGCGTATGGCAAAGGCAAAGATGGACTCCAATGGGCTGCGCATACCTATAAGGTTCCAGCGAAGCAAGCTGAATACGACTACGGAATCAAATCAGGTTTTAATTCTGTTGACATAATCGACTATTGGGATACTGAGAAGTATTGCGTGATAGTTGCCGAAGAGTGGGGGCAAGAATTCGTAGAACACAAGTGCGGTCGTTGCCCTGTATTCATCCTTCGTGCTGGAGCAACCCCCCCGATATGGCAGAATAACCTGCAACATACTGGTAGACTTATGGGCGAGTCGATATACGACTCTATCCGTGAGATTATGCCAATTCTGAACAAGACCATTGCTGACTACGTAATGCTTGTCCGCCGAGGCGTAAAGGTTCCTTTGGGGGTCTGGTCGCCAGGTGGAACGGAAACTATCGAGGAAGATGTCTGGGGGGTTGAGAAAGCTGCTGTAGTCCCTCTGGATACCCAGACGATTATAAAACCCCTATTTGAACAGACGATGCCTGCCGACGCTGCCCCACTATTGAACTGGATTTCAGGCGAGTTGCAGCGTGGTGGCTTGCCCCATACGGCGTTCGGCGAGTTGGGATTCAGGTTGTCGGGGTTTGCTATCAATCAGCTAATGACCTCGCTCCAGACTGTGATAGCACCGTATGTTGAACTGCTAGAACGAACCTACACAGTTGATAGTTTAGAACTAATTAGACAATACACCAAAGGTGGATTTGCCCCTGTTAAAGTTCGTGGTCGAACCAGTCAGGGAGAAGCCTTTGGTTTTACTGAAGCACAAAAAATAAAGCCAACCGACCTTAAAGGCGATTGGCACCCAGAAATTAAGTTGACACCTGTATTACCAAAGGACGACGCACAGAGGTATCAACTAGCCCGATTTGCTAGGGAGGGCGAGGTTCCTCTACTAGCAGACGAGACAATCCGTAGCGAGATTCTTGGGGTCAAAGATACTGACCTTGAAGCTATGAAGATTGACCGTGAGTGGGCAGAAATCAAGCTGGTTGTTAATAGGCTCTATCGAGCTTATCAAGCAGCCACCGAGGAAGGCAGACCAGATATTGCCCAGAATATTCTGAGGGAACTACGACGCTACCTCGCTTCGACTGAGCCGACGGGCGGTCAGGGGCAAGGTGGCGGTCGTGGTATGACTGCAACTGAGCAAACTGCTATGGGGACTGAAGGTGTGGGGATGCCACCTGGGAAAACTGGTATGAGTTCTGAAACATTGCCTCCTGAAACACAAGGAGGTATGCCTCCAGGTGCTTTGAATGCGGTTATTCCAACATTTGCTGAGGAGATGTAATGCCTGACGGTAAAGATTGGAAAGAACAATGGTACGCACAAAAGCGACGTAGAGAGGGGGAAGAAAGAGACCCCTACGAAATTCGTGCTGCCTATGATTATCTAGGGCGATTACAGGCATATCTTCAAAGTTTAATCGCCACAGACCCAGGATTTACTAAAGCGATGGCAGCTTCAATTTGGCAAGATGTCTACACCGAATTGTTCCCTGAAGCTGAATGGAAAGAAAGAGACCCCACAGACGAAGAACTACGTGCTGGTGCCGCATATGGACGTAAGATTGGGGAGTGGATTAGACCAGCCCCTAAGCCAATACACAAAGCAGCCCTTTGGGGCAAAGTACAGTCTTACTTTACTGGCTTAGAGGACGATGTACGAGTAAAAGAGGAACTAGATATTGCCCAATATGCTGAGACTCAATCAAGGCTCATTACCCAAATAAGTGCCTTGCCTCTTGGACGAGGCGGGACGCCAGCAGAGCAAATGTGGACGGCTGAAGGAGCCATTCGCAACCTTCGATTGCAACAGCAAGAGATAGCCTTGCAAGCACAAGATAATCCTTATCTAGCATCGACAGCTAGATTGATAGGGCAACAGGTAGAGCAGCTAAGAGATGCTCAAATTAAACTTCGAGGACAGGCTAAAACTGAAGCTAGAATTCGAACTAGCCAGATGGAAGAGCGGGAGCGAGCACCTATCCAGCGTCCTATGTCTGGGATGCCTAGTGCTCAAGACATATATGACCCACATCTTGCGGGGATGCCTGCTAATATGCGACGTTTCTACGAGCAAAGAGCAGGGCGAGTCTATACCGAATTTGAACGTGCATTCCCAGGAGCTAGAACAGCTTGGTGGCAAGAACTTCAGCGTCGACCCGAACAAGTTGAACCGAGTCCACAGCAAGCTGCGGGGATAGAGGCATTTGTCGCACAATACGGTAGGTCGCCTTTTGAAATGCCAGCAGGGGGAGAAGGGACGGTAGCAGGAGCAGCAGCGATTGGTCTAGGCGCAGGTGAGGAATTGCCACGTCCACAAGCTCGTGACCCTTGGGAAGCGTGGTTAGCAGATTATCAGTTTGCAGCTAAATATATTGAGCAACCGAGGCAAGTTAGGGGATTCTACCCTCGACGTTCAGTTGGTCGAGCCCGCTGGTTCACATAGGCAAAACTATGACTTATCACGGCTTTGAAACTAGAGAAGAATATAATGCCTATATGTTAGCCTGGCATCATAAGAATAAAGAGAAAGTAAAAGGCTGGAAGAAAGGATACTATCTCGAAAATAGAGAAAAATTCTTAGAAAAGCAACGTCAGTATCGACAAGATAATAAAGAAAAAATAAGAGTTTCCGTTCAGGAATATAAACATAAACATAAGGAATGGGCACGATTGACAGTAAATAAGAGTGCTTGGAAATTAAAATTAGCCATTTTATCATACTATTCCAAAGGGACACTTGTGTGTGCTCATTGTGGAGAAACTGACCTACGGGTTTTGCAGATAGACCATATTGATGGCAATGGAAATGAGCATCGAAGAACCATTGGAGGAAGTGGTAAAGTTTTTTACCGTTGGCTAAAACAGCAAGAGTATCCTAAAGGCTATCAAGTTCTTTGTGCCAACTGCAATATCCGAAAGCTTTATTTAGAGCGAAACTTGTATTGTGGAGAACTTGATGCCTAATGGTGATAGAGACTGGAAAGAACTCTGGTATGAACGTAAGAAAGCCAGAGAAGACGTAGAAAGACGACGCCGAGTCCGAGGATTATTTGGCGAACAATATCCTTGGGTACAACCTTTTTTGCCCCCAGAACCTATTGTTCCACCTGAGCCTGAAGAGCCTACGCCTTGGTTTGCACCAGCATTACGACCAGTTGCCGAAGTTGGTGGGGCAGCTGCGGGAGTAACTGGACGAACTAGATATGCGTTTGCGGGTCTATTTGACCCTGAAATTAGAGCAGGCGTTTCTCGTCCAACGGAATTATTCTTGCCTAGCAAACCTGTCTCTCCAGACTTTCCCGAAGAATTAGTCACTGAAGCAGCCAAAGAGAGATTTGAGGAACTTCCTTGGATTTCAAGAGTTGCTGCCGAGGAAGCCATACTCTTGCCCTTATATGTAGCGGGTGGTTCAGGTGCTATAAAAGCTGTGCCAAAGCTATATGAACTTGTCTCGAAACGGGCGTTGAGTGGTTATGCAAAGATTCAAGCGAACCGCCTAATGACTAAGACGGAGCGTGTCGCTTATAATGCGGCGAAGAAGCTTACAGGGGGCAAATTTCCTTCGGAAGTCCCCGAAGAAGCTGCACTCCTTCAAGAAGTTTACGGAGCGGTTAAAGTTGGGATTCCTGCGCCAGCAACAGCCGCAGAACTAGCTGCGAAAGTCACGCCAGTCGCAATAGCACAAGC